GGGATTGCAACATAATAATATATTATTATTATATTGTTATTGCCTTGACATGTGAGTATGCCATGTGCCATAAGGGGGTGGGGGGGGGAAAATAAGTCTTGACATTGCGGGAGAAAAATCTTTCCACTCAAGCGGACTAGGGTCATATGACAACGACAGGTGTCGTCTCTTCTCTGGCCTGTTCCTCGCCCTCGTGACCGGGGCGTGTCACGGCCCACCGTACGTACGTGTCTTTCCTTTAGTAGCGAACAAAAAACTGGGGACCACGGTGGGTTGAGGGCTGATCGTGGGGTGTCTGTCTAGAAACGTAGCATATCGACCCCCTCCGATCGTTTCTAGCTAGGGGGGACATAGGTTTTCGTGTAGGGTGAGGTATGGACTTCACCAAGATATGCGCCGGTTCGCAGCATCCTGAGGGGGAACAGGTCAGCATCACGGCGTTTGGGCGCGATCGCTCGCGTGGGGACATGCGGCACACGAAATGCCGGGAGTGTCGTCGGCTCGATGCAGAGGCCGATCTCCCCGAGGGCTACTGGGATGGCGTCGACCGAGACCATTTCACCCAACTCCTAGCCTTTCGCACCCAGCTCGCCCATGCCCGCAACGTGCCGCCCTACGTGATTCTCCATAATCGCACCCTCCGCGATCTCGCCCGATCACACCCCACCACCCTGGACGCCCTCCGCGACTGTCACGGCATCGGTGACCATAAACGCGACACCCTCGGACCCGATATCCTCCAGTTCCTGGCGACCATATGATTCACAGGTGTCCTCGTCATGCTACGATGCACACCTCGTGCATACCTACCCCCTGAAGCTCACCAGCGCCCAACACGCCGCCTTCAAACAGCGGTGCGGGGAGGAGGGACATACCCAGCGGTGGGTCCTCACCCTGCTCATCGAGCATTACATCGACCTCGGACTCCCACGACTTATCAACCAACACGGGACCACCCCCACGGAAGCCATGCTCGAAGCCCTCTCCCATATGTCCGCCCCGAAAGCCCGACAGGACTGACCGCATGGCACGACGCAAGTCGAAAACGACGGATGAAGCCGACTACTTGGCCGCGCTCCAGCACTTTTACAAGGAATGCGCCACGTTCCTCCATACCAAAACCCTGGAACACGCCACCGGACCCGACCTCCGCAAAATGGAGATGTCCTGCCTCACCCTCGAACGGGCCACCCTCGCCAGTAGCGGCCCCACCGACAAGATGAGCGAGTTCCAGCAAGCCTTCATGGCCGGACAAGACGAATCCCGCATCGATGACGCCGCCGCCGCCACCGTGGTGGAACCCGATGACCTCCCCGTCGCCGAGGCCGTCACCAAAACACTCGAAGCGGTCTACCTGGCCGAAGACATCACCCGCGAGGCCGATGAGGTCGCCAGCCGACTCGCGGACATGGAGGCGCGCAAGCCATGAGCGTGGCCCAACTGGCCTCGAACACACGGGCCGAGAAACGCGATGCCCTCGTCACCCAATTCCGGCGCTATACCGCCGACAAGCTCCAGATCGCCCTCTTCAAACACCAAGCCGACTGGATTCTGGCGTCCGATGGCTTCCAACTGACCGGGAAACCCGCGCACCCGCACGCCACGACACGCTTCATCAACATTCGGAACGCCGATACGAGCGTCTCCCGCATGGGCATCACCGAACGACCAACGGGACCCGCGCGCGTCCTCGCTGACCTCGCCGCCTATAAAGCCGGGAAGTCGTGGAGTGGCGCCTTTTATCTTGCCGGGTTCGCCGCCGTCCCCAATGCCCGTGTCGACCTCATCGGCCTCCAATATCAAATCTGCACGCCCGAATTCGACTACCTCGCCGAGTTCCTGCTCTCCGACCGAGGACTCGGGCTTCCCTACACCCGCTATCACAACCAGCCGAAGTCCGGTCGGATGCTCATCGAACTCAAAAGCACCGGGGCACGCTTCGAGTGCCGGTCCTGGGAGCAAAAGGAGATGCTCAAGGGCCAAGAACGCGACTGCTACTACTTTTGTGAAGCCTATATGCTGCCGGGACTGTCCGCGTTCAAGTCCGTGTCGCAGAATCTCCGCAAACGACAGGGGTCCGCCGTCTTTACCACCACCGCTGACCGGCCCTGGGTGACCGTCTTTCATGACCGGGGACATGGGCAAGACCCCGACTTCCACGACTGGCACTGCACCTGTGGTGTCCATGCCCGTGAGAATCCCTACACCTTCAGCCAGCAGGAATACAATCGCGACCACCCCTCAAAAGGCGGACTCATGACCCGCGACCAATTTGCCGTGGCCTGGGAAGGCAAACTCGGCGAATACGTCGGGCGCGTCTACAACTATCAACGCGGGCAACTCCAATTCACCCCCGAGACGCACCCCGCATGGTGGGCGGCATGAACGACGGCCTACGTGACCTCCGCGTGCCCGAACACACCAGCCTCTACCTCGCGGCAGACACCGGCACGTTCCTCTCGGCCCTGATCGTCGCGATCGACACGGATGACCATGCCTTCGTGCTGGCCGAGTTTCCGAACTATCGCTATGTCTCAGACCAATGCGAGTTGAACGACATCAGCAACCCCGAATGGGCGAACGCCGTCGTCTCGGCCATGAGCGCCCTCGGCGGGAAATCCACGGCCTGGGCCGACCCCAACAGCCAATTTAAGTCCGAAATGAACCGCTATGGCCTGCGGTTGATGGGCAACAACATCCGCCTCGAAACGCGCGTCTCCATCGCCCGCGAATATTTCATGAACGGCAGGGTCCACCTCGCCCCCTGGCTCAAGGTCCTGCCCTACGAGCTTGAAAATGCCAAGTGGCCCGCCGATGCGTCGGCCACCGGGAAGTTTGCCCGTGTCAAAAAGGCCGACCATACGCTCGACTGTCTCGAACACGTCCTGAGCCGTCGCCCGCGCGGTATTCAGCGACTGCAGGCAAAGAAACAGGGCTTTCTTGAGAATTATCTTGAACAAAATCGGGTCGAACTCGCCGTGCAGGGCGATCCTCATCTCGGCACAGGCTAGGAGACGATATGACGACAGTGCGACGAGAACTTCCGTTCCGCCCGTCCACGCGCGAGCGGCTTGATGCGCTCGAAGAACAACTCGGACTGCTCGACGACATGGTCGGCTTCGCCATGCGACGGATCGCCGTCGAGGTGAGTGAACCCACATCAGCACTCGATATCACAGATCGCACCGAAAGGATGTCCGTTCTCCATGCCTACCTCCGACACATCAGATCCCAGACCCAGACCAACAACGACCCCGAAACGAGTGAAACCCCGAGTCCACCCCCGTCCTAATGGTGACCCCCTCGAAAGCCTGGAGCGCATCGAGAGCCAGTTGAAGAAGATTCTGCGGCTTCTCAATGAAGAGCCACAATTTGAAAACGAATTTCCCGACGCGAATATGGGAAATAGCTAAAAGACACGCAAAATAGGCTATCCTGTGCATTATGGCGACAGATCCCGTTCTGGATGAACTCTCCAAGGACTTTCGGCGACTCCAAAGCCAGAAAAGTCGTAAAAATGGCGGGATCGAAGGCCGTATCCTGCAAAATCTGTGCTTTTATCACGGGGAACACTACGTACGGCATACCCCGACTGCACTGACGCAACCCAAGCTCGACCCCAACAAGCTGCACCTCGTCTTCAACCTCATCAAGCAACATTTCCGACGGAAAATTGGTCGTATCACCTCAATTGGGATGCGATTCGGCGCGTCACCCGACAAGCAGGACCCCACCTCGCAGGCGAATGCGGAACTCGTCGACAAGATGATCCTTGCGCTCGATGGGAAGGTGTCCCAGGAGATGCGGCAGTGGGAAGTGCTGTGGTGGATGCTGATCGGCGGCGTGGCCGTGGAACGCACCGCCTGGATTCCCGATGCGACCACCGAACCCCTTCCGCGTGTCGGCGAGGACGGCGGATACATCTATCTGGATGCACAGACCAACCAGGAAATCTCCGAAGCGGAGGTGGATGCGCTGTCGGAGGCCGGACGGCCCAAGGAATCGTTCTCGATGGTGAACGACATGAGCCTCGTCGGCGATGTCGGCTCCGAAGTCTTTGGCCCGTTCAATATTTTTGTCGATGCCTCCGTCCGTGACCTGCAGTCGCTCTCGCCAGGGCAACGGGTCTACGTCGCGGAGATGAAGACCGTTAAATGGATTGAATCGCTCTTCGGCCCAGAACTAGCTGAACAAACCAAGGGCGGTGAACTCGGGATTATCAAAACCCAACTCAAACAGAACGGACCCGCGCACTCAGGGACCAGCCTCCACGACCTCGTGCCCGCGATCCAGGGCAGCAAGGGGCAGGATGACCCCGACCTCGCGCTCTTCGTGACCGGCTACGAACCCGCCTCGCAGGAGTTCCCGCAAGGGCGTGAAATCTTCTTCGTGCCCGACAAGGTGGTGCTGGAAGACCGACCAAATCCCTACGAAGAAATTCCGCTGACCGACTATCACTTCGATGCGGCGGCGACCTCCTTCTGGGGCACGGACTTCGTGACCGACCTCGTGCCAGCCAACAAGTTCCTGAACAAGCGCATGTCCCAACTTGGGGAGCAGTCCAATGCCTCCATCTATGACATGGTGCTACTGGGACCGAACCTGACGCACAAGGACATGCCGTCCGACTACCCCGGTTACGTGGAAGACGGCATCAGCGAAGACGGGAAACTGCAGGTGGCGCGCCTGCCAGGTCCGTCGCTCCCGGGCTGGTTCATGGACTCCATCAAGTTGGTGGTCGAGATGCTCGACAAGTCGGGCGGTGCAGACCTCATGAGCGGCGGCAATCTCGGACAGATGCGTGGACCGCTGGCCGTGCCCATGCTGCAAGAAATTTTGGATTCCGAGGACGGGCCGCTCTATCAACATCTCGGGGAACGCTTTGCCCGCGTCAAACAGCAGCGCGTGAACCGGGTGAAACAGTTCTATCCGCCCGTCCGCACGCTGAACTATGCGGGACGCAGCAAACGCGATGAAGTGCTGGTCTTTCACACATCAGACGTGCTGCGGGCAGGCACCGAATTCAATGTCACCGTTGACCGACGATCGCTGCTGCCCGAATTATCCGCGCTGCGCGAGGCGCGTGTGCGTGAACGACTGAACTCGCCGCTGTCCATTCTCTACATGGACCCCCGCACGGGTCGACCGGACGCCAGCAAGATCGCCCGAGACCTTCAAGGCTACGATCTGGAACGCGAAAGCCGTGAGGCTCAGGGACGGAAGTTCGCCGGGGAAATCATCGCGAAACTCTGGCGCGGGGAACCCGTGGAGCCGCCCATGCCGTTCTATCCGCATGGAATCTTCATGGATGAACTCGAATCGGCCATGATGACCTCAGAGTTCGTGTCGTCGTCGCCGCCGATTAAGAACGGCTTCGTGACACAGTGGAATCTCCATCGTGAAGTGCTGCAGACCCAGGCCGATGCCGCTGCCAAAGGGGCCGAGGCGCAGCAAGTGCAGCAAGCCGTTGCGCAAGCGACACAGCAAGCCGCCGCCATTACCGCGAGCGAGACCGTCAAGCAGGCGATGGGACAGGTGCAGGCCAATGTGCAGGCGGCACAAGGGCCACCGGATATGCGTGCGCAGATTCAGTCCGCACTCTCAGCAGGACCGACAGGTGGTCCGCCTGAACCGGGACAGGGGTGAGACATGCCCCAGAGACCCGTCATCAATCCCCCGCCCGTCTCGGAGATGTTCTTTGGACCAGACGGCACGGAGAAGTCCGTTTTCGACTCATTCCCAAAGAGGATCGCGAAGTCCGTCACTGAGTTGCTTGGGCTCGATGCCCCGCCAGACCCCAGCGACTTCGCCAATCCGCTCGGCGCTGTTATCGGGAAACCCGCTCAGAAGCTGAGCCAACAAGTCATCAAAACACTCAGCGGAGAGACGGTTCCAAAGGGGATACGCGCCTATCACGGGTCGCCACACCAGCCATTTAATCGGTTTGATATGAATCAGATCGGTACTGGAGAGGGGGCACAGGCGTACGGGCATGGGCTGTACTTCTCAGAAGCCGAGGACGTAGCGAAAACATATCGTGATGTTTTGTCTGAGTCGGCGGTGAGTGTAGCCGATGGAGTTAAGTATTCGTCGCATGACGTAGGTACGAATCCGGTGGCGCGTGCGGCGAAGGCGTTAGCTGAACATAGCGGCAATACTGAGGCGGCAAGGCGGTCGCTATGGGACGCCTCTGTTGCGTCATACACGAAGGACCGGGCGGATTTTCTTCACTCCGCGTTGCGCGAAGTCGACGGCGTGGTGCGTCGCGGTGGTTCTGAATTCGGGACTGGGTCGCTGTCAGAGGTTAATCTGCGTGTGCGACCAGAGGAACTGCTTGATTTGGACAAGACGTTAAGCCAACAGCCATTTTTGCCGGAAGGGTCAATGCAGGACATTATAGCCCGTGTCAAATCGGAGGGCCGTAGACCTACGTTACAGGAGAAAATGGCGGTCAATGTCCAAAGCCCTGGCTATATAGGAAATACGACAGGTCGGGGATTTATCGAGAATCTCTCGCAACAAACAGGGTCGCCACGACTAGCCTCTCAGGTCCTGAGAGATGCTGGAATTCCAGGATCGCGATATCTAGATGGGGTGTCACGATCTGGGGGCGAAGGCAC